GCAAATCCAATGCGTTCCCTTGTCCAATGCTTCTGCACGTTTCCAAGCCCTATTCCCCTTCCCCTTTGGTCTATGTCTGCTTTGATCCCTTAACAGTCTCAAAGTATCCGTAGCCTTATAGCCAAGCCGATAGCGTTTATTCTGCCAGTCATAATCCCATAGATTCCAGAATTTAATCAGTGGAGTAGCTTTTTTCATGGATTTAATATCCCTTTACGTTTCTCTAAGAAATCGATTAATTCTTGAATTGAATCAATATCATTCAACCCTAGAAACTTTGTCTTATTGCCTCGATAGTCTGATAGTTTTACTGTAATCGTTTGACTATTACAGTTTAATAGTGAAAGCTCTTTTTTTGTGTAGTTCATAATGTCCTTTATTGAATCTCTTGTAGTTCTTCTAATTCTTCATTAGTAAAGAATTTTTTAACGCTATGCCATTCCTTATCTACTGCTTCAAATACCTCCTCAGCTTTGATTGAATCCGTGTCATAATCGAATTCACCGCAGAAATCCTCGAACGTCTCTGGATCATACTTAGTAAGTCCTGATAGTACGCAATAAGCGGAAGGGCTAATAGATATAATATCAATAGGTCTACTCAAATGATCGTATCTCTTACAAAGATTTGAATCCATTAGAGATTGCGTAAAAGAATCAATAACTAGTTCTTTATCCTTACGGGAGAATGTTATTTTATATTGAGCCTGTTTGCCATCCCCATAATGATTCGGAACTTTGTAATTCTTCTCTTTCCAAGGATTACTCACCCTTCCGATAAATTCAGCTCTAAATGTAATGCCGTTTTTAGATAAAAAGTCTTTACCTTGCTTGGTGTATTCTGAATTTTCTTGATCTTGCCTTGCTTTTGTAATTGTCTTAACTTTTAGTAATGTTTTCATTTGTATTTCCTTTGTTTATTATTGTTTTTCAATTATTATGATATATTTGTGTTTGTGCAACTCTTCTAATGCCTGCCATTCATTGCAATCATTCTTCTCCATGATATAGCCTATCATCGAGTTTTGACTGTCTATATCAATGTCTCTAAAGTCTTTATTCGATTGTTTTAAAAAAGTTTCTTTCATTTTATTCCTTTATTTTAAATTGAGTTTATAGTATAAACTATTTTGACTTAGTTGCAAGGTTTTTTACCTTTGATTTAAACTTTTCGGCAAATTCTTCATGTAATACTCTTCCCTCACTGATTACTGACTTAGCATCTATTACTTCCAGACCGTAATATTCGGCAAATCGTTCAACCGTCAAAAAATCATTGAACCATGATCTAAAGAGTCTTCTTTTAGTGCGTTTATTCATTTTAAACCGTCCTTTTGTTCAAGTTCATTTAATCCACGTTCGATCCTGCTAAGGTCAAGGCTTGGGTTTATGGATGCCTGACGTATCCATTCAGAGGTATTAAACCCCATTTTAACCGCCAATGTTTCGATCATGGTTTTTTGTTCTGGAGTCACCCGAATGATAAGGCTGGTTGATTTCACCCCATCGATATTGGATTGCTTGCTGATCGGAGCCGTTGAGCTCTCATATATCTCGTTTCTCATTTCTTCCCCCATTCTAATCCATGCAAAAAAAACATTAGATCATTGGCGTTGCTGAAAGTGATGCCATTAAACCCTAGTTTTTTGCATGCAATTTTAATTGTATCAGAATAAAGTGAATACTCTATTCCTTTAGCTCTCATAATATCCTTACAATTCTCCCATTTATTTATTTCATTCATTTTAACCCCTTTACATGTAAATCTTGAAATACTTGTCCACAAGTGGAGAAGCTAGCAATCTCCTCCAATCTCTTTAAAGTAGTTTCATTATTCCAGACTTCCCTTAGCATCAGAACAAGGTCTTCCGCAATTTGAGGAATAGAATATGGTTTTGATTTTTTATTAGGTAAATCCATTTTAGGATTTGCTTTGAGATATTCGGCTTGTGCGTATCGTTTAATTTTATCGTTTAAAATATGATCGACTTGTTTTCTAATTGAAATATTGTTCATTTATCCCTTTATTAGTTAAAAATTACAAATAAAACCGTGCATGAACTACTAGGGCGAAATTCAAGCATATCGCCCAAACTTGTCCATTCACCTCTGACTCCGTTTAATCCCATTTTACGCTTGGCAAGGCTTTTGATAGTTTTATCGCTTAACGCTTCCCCGTGTTCCACAGTTTCACGTTTAACCCATGAGTAGTTAGCTTCTCCTCCAAATGTATCTGTGTATTCGATAGTGTATTTCATGATTATTTATTCCTTATTTTGAATTTGCGTAGTTTTAAGATGAAGAGTATTCTCATTTTACATTCTCTCATTTACTACGATTCTGTTACAATACGTCCAATTATCTCTATAATATGTTTCTAATTCTTCCAGTAACTCACTAAGAGCGCCTTCGATGCTTTCCCCCTCTTCCATGTCCATATAGCCCGATTGCATTAAACCAGTGTTGCATGCGTTTCCGAAAATAAGAGAATTTCCATTTGATAGGATCTCAAAATATCCATTTTCTCCTAAATCAAGTACGCCGATATAATTAGCGTTATCGATGTTTTGAATTGTCCATTCTGTTAAAATATTAGTCATATTATTTATTTCCTTTGTTATGAGTGTTTTATAATTGTTACCAGCGTTCCGATAATAAGGAGTAGGACTCCAAGAAATCCGATAACGTCCATTATAGCGTCAATCGTATCCGTTGTTTCTTTATTCATTATATTCCTTTGTTATAGTGAGGGGGAGTTGTTAACCTCCCCCGTTTGGGTTATGCAAGTTGAGCCACTACTCTATTCGATATTAGTTCTAATTCCTCATTTGTTAAATCGCAATCATGAGGAGTTCTTACGGGTCCCATAACGCCATTAACTATCTCGACAATCGTGTATCCGCTATTTCTTCCCATACACTCTGCAATACAAATAAGCTCATGACATTTAAGTGATGCCGTTTTATAACAAGAGTAACTTCTCATCGTGTTTTTTCCGTTTATTCTAATCTTATATTCAATATTCATAATGTTTTTCCTTTATTAGTGAGGGGGAGACTTTAACCCCCCCCGTTTTAATTAGAATCCCATTTGATTTTTAGTGTACTCTACGCAATCGGTTACCTTGTAATCTTTACCAGTCATTCTAGCGTCAATGCCTGCTTCAAATAATACTTCGATCATATTACCCTCATATAATGATGTAATGTTGATTGATCCATTTGAGATTGTAACCTTCCAAGTTTCTTTAGTCATAATGTTTTTTCCTTTATTAGAGTCTGATTACTTTCAAACTCATGAAACAACTATACTCTATGTATATACGTTTGTCAAAATAAATCTGTATATACAAACGATATTTATTCAATACTAGCCTTATATCGGACTCTATACCGTACAGCGTCCACCATATCAGACCGTCACCATTAATCAATCTCAAAAAGACCATATAAACACCTTACCCTTAAATCAAAACGCCCTATAAACGATTCTTGATATAAACCGTTGATGGTCAATATATTACATAAGTTATTACATGCTTATGTATAGATCATATTGTATATTTATAGTCATACTGTTTATATTGCAGGCGTATCCTCATGATTCCAGATAAGCGAGAGGAGGGGGGTTGTATCGTGCAGCTCTTTCTTTCTTACGTTTTTTTCTTCCTTATCTTTTCCCCTCTCTTCCAGTCCAATCGACACCAATCAATCCAATGACTGATTCGGTGTGGTGGCGTTGCATTAGTGGGAGGGGTACGGGGGGTGGGTGTGGGAGTGATTCACGCCCACGCACTACTAAAAAGTACTACCCTTTCGCTTTTTTCTAAAATTTTTACCATGTTATAATTAGCCTACGTCCTATTTTTTTTTATTATTTTTTTCAGCGTAGCCTACAACGTATATACATATGTTATTATGTATAGCTTACTCCATGTAATATTTACTTATAATAGTTTAATAACTTATTATATCAACTTGGCGGAGCCGTTCTTGTAATGTTTCTTTTCGGGGAGGATACATAACTCACTTACAATAATATTTTCATAAGTCGTTCGTAATGAATAACCTATACAAATAAAGAATAATAACAATAGTTTAGATAGAATCAATAGTAAATAAGAATCAAAAGCTACAACTAAAAAAAAGACATATCAAATACTCGGAACATATTAGTATCGTGTAGGTAAGTTCCTCGTTAGACAAAGGTAAACCTAGCTCATTTACTTGTGGTAAAAAAGATAGGTTTAAATCTGAGTACTGACGTATTCTGTTATGTTTTCCCGCTCCTAGCGTGTCCTGCTTAGGCTTCGCTGGTGATAACCCTCACCAGATAACATACGGTCTTTTAGTTCCGTTACATCGTAATGTTGATCTCTAGACGCATCCTTGCATCGCAGTCAACCTTATTTAAGAATAGGGGTGGTTCGGCTATCTTATGACGAGCGTTGGGTTAGCAACCTCGGCATTACGTTCTCTACCATGTCCGTTTGTCATTATCCATACTGCTACTTCCCTGACATCCCCAAGTAGGCTCTGGCGGCATTAGGCAGCCTGCCTTATCGTTCCCTATCACACCGATACTAGAGCGTATCCTTTCGGATACCCCGAAGGGTTCACCACGATTTTAAAGCTCGGTGAAACAGCCCTCATAAGGAATCTACAATATGAGTTATCCTAGTCACTCTCTTGAGTACATATTAGTCTACTCAAAACATAACAAATGTCAAATAAATTTTTATCCTTTACAAGCATTAAATCTGTGATACATTTAGAGCTTATGAAAACACTTAAAATTGATAATGAAATTAGAGATTTAATCCCTAAACCAACTCAAGAAGAAATTGAATTATTAGAACAAAATATTTTGAAAGATGGCATCCGAGAACCGCTTTGTGTTTGGGGTGGTACATTGATTGACGGACATAATCGGTATGAGATCGCCGTAAGACATGGGTTAGAATTTGATGTTAAGGAGTTGGATTTCGTGGATCGGTCGGACGTTATTATCTGGATCATTAAGAATCAATTCGGTCGTAGGAACCTATCCTCTTATACTAGGGGTGTCCTTGCGTTGCGAATGGAGGAAGAGATTTCCAAGAAGGCTAAGGAGAATCTATCTAAGGCAGGGCAAGGTTCACAGATATCTGTAAAGGTTGACACTCAAAAAGAAGTGGCGAAGGCGGCGAACGTATCACACGACACGATCTACAAGATCAAAAAGATTGAGGCTAATGCCGACGACCGAACAAAAGAAAAATTATCTAAGGGCGAGGTTACGATTAATTCAGCCTACAAAGATATTGTTCGTGAGGAGAAGAAAGCTGAACACTCTAAGAAGATTGAAAGAGTAAGATTAGAGCCTAAAAACAATATAGCTGGTCCTTATGATTTAGTGTTGGCTGACCCACCATGGAGATACGATCATCAGGAAGCAGCTAATAGAGACATTGAGAATCATTATCCTACGGCAACAGTAGAAGAAATTATTAGTCATAAACCCGAAACAAATAAAGACGCAATATTATTGTTGTGGGCTACAGCACCTAAATTAAAAGAAGGAATAGAGGTTCTTGAAGGTTGGGGGTTTCAATATAAAACTCATGCTATTTGGGATAAAAAACTTGTAGGTATGGGGTATTGGTTTAGAGGACAACATGAATTGCTTCTTGTTGGCGTTAAGGGTAACCCTAGTGCAACTCCAGAAAGTGAACGTGTATCTTCTGTGTTTAGTGAGGAAAGGGGTCGTCATAGTAAAAAACCTCAATGTGTTTATGAGTGGATTGAAAGAGCATTTCCAGAACAAAAGAAAATTGAAATGTACTGCCGTGAAGTAAGAATTGGATGGGGAACATGGGGTAATGAAGTGTGAATGATTTCTACAAAGATATAAAGTTTTCACAGGATTCTAAAATAGAAGAATTTTGGTCTATAGCTTACAAGAAAGCATTTCCAGCATTAGCATCTATTGTATCTCACAATCAAAATGGAGATCACCAAAAATTAGGTGTTGATCGTTCTTTAATCATGTCCAATAGTAAACAAATATTGGTAGATGAAAAAATTAGACGAATCAAAGATTGTGGGGATATTATGTTGGAATACATATCTAATAATCAAAAGAATACGTTGGGTTGGGTTGAAAAGGATTTAATGTGTGATTATATTGCCTATGGTTTTTTGCCTGATAAAATTGTATATTTGTTGCCTGTTTTAGAATTAAAACGAGCGTGGAATGAATCTAAAAGCGAGTGGCTTGAATTATACGGAACTAGATACGCAAAGAACTTTGGATACGACACATTAAATTGTCCAGTCCCTACAACTGTTTTATATGATAAAATAAATGATATGTTTAGAATTGAATTTTAAAATAACCTATCACTCCAACCCGTTCGTTACTTATGATCGTGACGGTAATGTGTTACAGGATACTAGGAAATAAGTATGAGTCACAAAAAAGATAGTACCAGTAAAAAGAAAAGACGTAAGCTAGCTAGGATAAGGAATGAGCGTTTCCGTGTCTCTTGTGGAAGGATTATTTACAAGATGGCTGAAGTCCTACATAGACCAGAACCTTTTATGACACAGTATAGCGAAGAGTTTAAAAAGGAATTAGTAAGGATTGAGGTATAATATGCCATACGAAGAAAGAGAAGTAATAGAGGTTAGCGATAATGAGGTCAAGTGGTACAGAATGAGGTTTGTATCAATGGGTGAAGATGGAGTGATTGTAGAAGGAGATGATTGGAAGTATGGTCGGTTTAATGTTGGTCCTATGAAGTTTCATAGAAAGGTAACTCTTGACAACCAATAGATTCATGATAATGTAATGATGTTGTCCGACCTGAGAATAACCGACCATAATTGGTACAAGGTAAGGTTAGACACATAGTGATGGCTATCGGTATGTATCGCTTACACTTACATATTCAAAGAAGATAGTTGTTAAATAGGTCGCCCCCAGCCTATGTCACGAAAATGGGGCAAGTTAAAAAGGAAATTAATGAATATCTATTTTGATATGGACGAGACGCTATTGCAGGAACTAAGTAGAACTAAGGTACGTGTGTATCCAATGGCTAAGAACATGGTTAAGTATATCCAATCGACCGACCATGAATTACACGCACTAACGACCAGCGTAAAGGATAGGGCTATTAGACTTATCAATAAGTATTATCCAGATACATTCAAGACCATTACAGCTAGGGAGGATTTTACTTATTGTGAAACTATTCCTTATAGCGATGCTGGTAAATGGAGTGCCAGTAAGTGTATTAATGATAAGACAGCAGTATTAGTAGATAATGATCTATTTTGTAAGAAATTTAGAAGTAATGGATTGTCGGCACAATTAAAAGTAGATTATTTAGGTATTGACGAGGATCGGTGCTTTCCATACAATAACTATGAAAGTAAATTGCCAATGATGTTTAAACTGTTTATTGAGGAATTAAAATGTTGACCAGTAAGAAAGTTGATGGTTTCATTTGGTATTATGACGAAGAAAAAGAAAACAAAGGAATAAATATGGAACAAGAATTTAAAAATGGTGATAGAATATTATGGCATTTTAAGGATGTTTATTTATATGGGACTTATTGCGGTAAAGCAAATGAGTATTCTTATGAGAAAGGAGATTACAGTATAATAGAGATAATTGACAGTAAAGGAGAAGTTAAATGTATTTATGTTCTTACGAATAGTATTAAGAATGAATTACGTGATAAATTTAAATATGATGAAATTAATGTTGGTGATGAAGTTTTATTAGATGGATATGATTGTGAAGGTGTAGTAAGTGGTAGAGTAATTGGTAGATCATTTGAATATGGAGGATATGTTATTGAATACAATGCAACTTCAAGACATAATGAGAAACAGATTAAGTTTGGGTATGCTGGAATAAAGAGATTAAGAAAAAAACCAGAGACGAAGAAACGATTAATGACGGCTAAGGAGCTGGCGGGGAAATGGGTTAAATATTACGAAAAACATCCAGACCATTATCTTATTACGCAGTTTGAAAATAATAAAATACTAATGGGATCAACTTGGATGCGTACAGAAAAAGAAATGCTTTACACCTCAACCCCATCCGACGATTCAAGCTGGAGATCAGTGGAGGTAGAAGTATGAATAATAGAATTGAAACCTTCCAAGGCAATAAAATTGAAACCTTCCAAGGTAATAAAATTCAAACTTTTCAAGGCAATAAAATTCAAACTTTCCAAGGATGTTACGATATTAATATTGGATTTGTATGGACGGATTCTCCATCAGATAATAATAGTTGGAAATCAGTGGAGGCAAAAGAATGAATACAATATACGAGTTTGTAAAAGCTAAGTTGTTTTGGAATCAGAATGAAGGTCGTCGTGAGCCGTTACCTACGTCATGTAATACATGGGAACAGATCGAATCACGTATGCCTGATTTTACTGAGTTTCATGAGATTGCCACTAGTGATTTATTTCCACCTCCACAAGAAAAAGGTTACGGTATAATGCCTGCATTCAAAGTTCCTAGACACTTTGGTAGTAATGGTAATATCCAATCTAGTATCTGTAACTGGATGCGTATAGCTTCATTTAATTGTTTTGTAGGGAATAAAGGTAAAAAGTGTATTACAATGCTTGAGACTATGGGTATGCCTTGTGATGGTGGTACATTTTGGGATGGTCTTATTGGTCGGTCGGAAGGTGATACTCCTATTGTTATCTGCGAGTTTACTACGATTCTTAATTACATTATGATTAAGTCTGCTACTCCTGCTGAGAGGGAGTTCTACGCTAAACGTAGATTGCCAATGAATGTCGGGTATATTAAGAGATACCGACCCGCACAACTAAACAATCACATGACATGGAAGGCTTTATATTTAGCTACTTCTGCCGTGGTTATGAATAATCGAGAGTTATTAGAACATGCCTATTACCTTTATACGATAGCCTGTGACCAGATTAAAGAGGACGGCAGTATGCCATTGGAATTAGCTAGGGGTAATAAGTCGTGCAGCTACACACTAATGAACTTAGAGGCATTGGTGCATTTAAGGAACTTGTTCGGTGTTGATACTCCTAAAGTTAAAGTTGCGTTAGATAACTTTAATGAGTGCCTGACCGACCATGATAATTGGAAGAAACGATATAAGTTAGGAGGTCAGATACACCCTAACGATATGCCAGCAAGTTGGGGTTGGATCAATATGTTTGATAAACCAGTCAAGTTTAGTGTCCCTGATAATGCTTATGTTTCAATGTTTTCTGAGTACTGGACTTGACATTAGCCCTATGATAAGTATCTTATTTAGATAATACCGTCACGGTTCCCCTCATGTCGTTAGTTCCTTTTCGGCATGGGGGGTTTTCTTTTTATTTGACAAGCATGAGTATAATGTTATAGTGTGATGACTATGAATAAAGAATACATGAACATTGATTTTGAAAAGGTAATGCAATCTGATTTATTTAATCTCAATGAGGAACTTAAATCGTTGAAACTATATTTTGATAAACAATGGTTTGCCCAAACGGGAAACCTTATTTACAAGAAGTATGGAGTAAAGAGATCTTCACTAGAAGGCAAGAGGCTTTTAGTTGCAGAATGCTTGTATCACTTGCAAACGAAGTTCAATAAGATCGTAGATAAAGGAGTGTACAAATATGAAGGACGGGTCGATGCCTATACAGGAGAGGGAGAAGAGTCCACAGTTGAGCCTACGAGAGAAGTGGTTAGCGATATTAAATGAAGTATTTAAACATAAAATAAAGGAAGCAAATGAACAGATCACCGAATCAAAAAAAGAATAAGCGTGGCGTAACTAAGTTAGGATATGCTGTAAATAGCGAGTCTAACCCACAACGTAAAAGTGCAAAGAAGAATTACGGATCTAAACGTAAATCATTTACGGAGTAATGTATGAGAAAAGTAAAACCTAAAAAACTTAAAGATCAAATTGTAGAGGCAAAGAAAACAGATCCTACATTACAAGAAGCATTTGAAGGAGCCATGACCCTTGCAGGAGCCATGACCCTTGCAGAGTGGGGGTTTAAATGCGAAGAAACATTACAAGAATGTAAGGATATTTCAGATCAAATCTTCTCACATAAGTTTGATTTAGTTCAAGCGTTGGATAGAGCTAATTCAATTAAAGAAGATCAAAAGAGAGTTTATGAAGATTTGACTACTATTATAAGTAGATTACAAAAATTAGATACTATTGTAACTAATTTAAGTAAAAAGAAATGGTATCAATTCTGGAGATAATGTATGCCACGCTGGAATGATAAAGGTGCTAATGGGAAAGGAGATACGAATCGTTCTCTATCAAAAGCTTATAACAATGGTTACGATGATATTGATTGGAGTAAACCTAAGAAGCATAAGAAAACAAAAATAGGTATTGGATACAAGTGCATGACTTGTGAAAGGTCTGTTTATACCCCTAAGACATACGGAACTAATATCTGTAATTGTGGTGCGGTGTTTATTGATAACATTGGGTATGATACTGTTCGGTATTGTATGAATCCAGAGAATGCAATGGAGCTATATGAATAAACTAGGTAATCCGTATGAAGATCCTATTGAGGTAGATCAGGAAGGAATGAAATTATATTCATGTAAGTTCTGTGGGATTCAGGAAAAGCATATTCATATTAATTGTTTCAATGTATGTAACTGCCTACAATCAATGATCGAGTTTAATCAGAATAAGTTTTATATTTATAACTCTAAACAAAAGGAAGAAAATGGAAGCAACACTCAAGTTCTCGTTACCAGTTGATAGTGAAGACTTTAAGTACGCTAATAATGGGTTAAACTATTATTTAGCATTGTGCGAAATTAGTAGTGAATTAAGGAAGATTCGTAAGTACGGAGATCCAAAGGACTTTGATATTGAAGTCATGGAAGCTAATTTTTATAACGTATTAGAATGTCATGATATTAAATTAAATTGATATGGCTAACATTCAAGACATACTACAGTCAGTTGTAAAAAAAGCTAAACAAGCTGAATCTGTTGGTAATGCCTTGAATGCAATTAAACCGATTATCAATAGTCCAATGGAAATGTTTGACGTAAATAATCCGTTATCAAAGCTATCATGCGAACCGATCCATGCACATAAGGCGTTCATGGATTTTATTGCATTTGGGGGAAGTAATTTCACATACTGGTTAGTGTTTAGGTTCCCAACACAAAAGTTTACACGTAGGAAGTACAATATTGATAAGGCAATACCAGCTTACTTACCAGAGAAGTTAGGTGACGCTAGCGATTGGTTACACCTAACGTCATTAAGAACGTGTGAGAATTGGTATAAATCTTATCTTTGGAAAGATAGAAGCGAGAGGAACTACAAACTTATGTCAGAAAAAATAATTAAGCAGACCGAAGAAATACAATTAGAAGCAAAGAAGGAACAGCTACAAAAGGTGGTAAGTTCAATCTCTGAATTGGCTATGGCAATCGTTAATAAGTCATTGAGGGCTAAGTTAAAGCAGATCGAAGAAAACCCTAACAGCGAGACGATACGTGATATTAAAGCGTTGGCGGAACTTGGAATCAATAGCCATCCTTTATTGAAGGAGGCTAAAGCCGAAGACAAGGAGAAGGCAAAACAGATTAACGTACAACAAAACAACTATCATTTCAATTCAGACATTGCTAAACAGATCCACGGAGACATTAAAGACCTTAGTTAATTGTTAATATAATGGACAATAATGACTATATTTGTAGATAAGTGTTACAATAATATCCGTAAGCACAGGCTCTACGTTAGGAACGGTCTGTCAGAAAACCCCTGTGGCTTTAGGTTATGGAAGGAAAACAAGTTCCCTATAGACAAGTTTGTATTTAATAGTAAGTTAGAAGCAGAAGAGGCATGTAGGTTATTGCAGGAATATGTAAGTAATCCTGATAACATGAATGAACGTAGAGAACGGAAGAAAGAAAAGTATGTCGAAACAAAAAGAACAATCTTTGGATAAGCTAGAACCGATCCATGATCCAGACGGAATGAAAATATGGTGTATTTACGACGAACTACTGCCTATAAATAAATTAGTAAAACACCCCAAGAATCCTAATAAACATCCTGATGTTCAGATATATTTATTACAAAAGATATTGAAAGAACAAGGATGGCGTATGCCGATCATTATCTCAAAAAGGTCTGGATACATGGTTGCAGGTCACGGACGCTTAGAAGCTGCCGTTAGGAACGGATACGGCAAGGTTCCAGTGAACTATCAGGAGTTTCAATCGGAGGAATATGAGCTATTACATTTGGTTGCTGATAATAGAATCGCTGAGTTGTCTCACATGGATAAAGGTGAATTAAAAGAGATCCTACTGGAGATTGATACTGGTGCTGTGGATATGGATCTATCAGGATTCATGAATAATGAATTAGAGAACATGATGACAGCTATTCATCAGGAGGATGAGATACCAGATCCTAATGAAGATTGTGCTGGGGGTCAACATGCTAAGATTGATAAGTGTCCTCATTGCGGTAAAGAGTTATGAAAAAGACAGAATTTATAGTAACTAAAAGACTTGAGAATGATATTAAGAGACTTGTGGCGAAAGGTAAGGATGAATTTGAGATAGCTCTCATTCTTAATAAGAAACAATCGTACATAATTAAATGCTTTGAAAAATTAGGGCTGTAATATGAATTGGTTTCAAAAAAATATTTTTAGATACTGGATATGTAAACCGTGTTTAGGATTCAGATTCATTATTTTTAATTTAACTGGATTTGCTTTGTATTTAAATCCAGAAAAAATATGTGGATTGAAAATTTATTTTGAGTTAATAACTAAGACGGATTATGGGAATATTTATTTATTTAAATATGAAGATGGAGATATATGTATATCCAATAATATGGGTGGAAGAATGAAAAAAGACATACATTACATGGTGAGAATTTAATATGAATAATCAAGAACAAAACGAATTACTGGACAAGGTAGAGCAAGCGGTAAACTTATTGTCGGATCATTTTGAGTGTGTTCAGATCCTTTGCAGTAATACCGAACAGGGTGATACTAATCGGTATGAAAGAGGATTAGGAAATATCTTTGCACGTATTAAACAAGCTCAGGCGTTCTCCGAGTTTCATAGTAATGCCGATATGAATACAAGGATGGACGAGTTTTACGGTGTAGATGATACGATTGAGTTAGATGAAGATAACGAGGGATGGAAAAAAGGATGACACAAGATCGTCTAATGGAATACCGTGAGATCATTATAGATGATGAAGATAACGGCTTAGTAAATGCTGCTGAGGCATATCATATTGATATAGGTAGCCCACGCACATTCAATGCAGACGAGGCTTTGTATTTTTGGCGTAACTTTGTTCGGGTAATGTTGGAGTCTGAGAAGTACGTATCGGTAGCCTTATTTCTTTTTGGTAAGATTAAGTTTGATCCAGATCCACAATATATTAAAGATATTTGGCGTAACGTACAAGAAAATAAAACTGTTCTATTAATGGGGAGTGGGAAAGTCTGCAAAAGTTACGGTTGCGGAGTATGGCTTTATTTAGATTGGATTCGTGATCCATTTAATACTTCAGTTAGGATCATTTCTTCTTCTGCTGCACACGCTCAAACTAACCTATTTGCTCACATATTAGACCTTCATAAATCTTCTTGCGTTCCAATGGAAGGTAAGATTTACACGAATCGTATTGCCATTGATGAGGAGGACAAGCGTAACGTAATTATGCTAACGACTATTCCAATGAAGTCTGACGGTAAAGGAACTCTTCGAGGTGTTGCTCCTATGCCTCGTAAACACCCACATCCTAAGTTTGGTAATATGACTAGGGTTAGGGTTATGATTGATGAGTGTGAGTTTGTTCCAGAAGGTGTTTGGGTTGATGTAGATAATATGCTTCTCCCTGCTTGGGGCGAGGAGCATATTAAAATTATGGCAGCATCAAACCCAACCGACCGTAATAGTGCTTATGGCTTAAGATGTAAACCTGTTGGAGGTTGGTTTCCTATTGGAACACATGCTGAGTGGATGAGCGAAATGGGATTTAGGGTTGTTCATTTGGATGCTGCTAAATGTGAGAATGTAGTTCAAAAGAAAATTCTTTTCTTTGGATTGCAGACCTATGAAGGGTTTCAGAGATTGGTATCTGAAACTGGAGAAAATAGCAGTACGTATTGGAGTATGGCGAGGGGTTGGTTCCCTGAGAAAGGAATGACAACAAGTGCAATACCTCAAAATATCTTAGAGAAATCAAAAGGTACTTTTAAGTTTGTAGGCATTTCAGAATACATTGCAGCATGTGATTTGGCATTAGAAGGTAAAGATAATGCAAAGTTTGGTATCGGTAAGGTTGGATTAGCTGATGGGTGGACAAACCAAGCTGGAGATTATATCCAATTTAAAGAACCTAAGAAGTGCCTACAGATTGAATCCATGTATGATCTAATGAAACAAGATTCGATCGATATGGCTAATAACATTATTGAGAACTGTAAGAATTTAGGAATTAATTCTAATAGATTGTTACTTGACCGCACAGGAAATGGTGCGGGGGTAAACGACATTATTAAGCGTTTATTCGGTAATGACGTTCATTCAGTCCACTATTCTGAGGCAGCTACTTCCAATAAGATTATGGAGGAGGATGAGAAGGCTCCATGTGATCTTTACGAGGGGATTGATACAGAGCTTTACTTTGCATTTCGCAAACTATTGGAATTTGATTACATTAAGTTCGGTCAAGGTTTATGGAAGAGTGGAGCGTTATTCCATCAGCTTTCCACTCGTACTTACCGACCATTAAAATCGAAGACGAAGTTAGAGCCTAAGACCGAATATAAAGCAAGGAATGGCGGTAAGTCGCCTGATGATTCGGATTGTGCTACTTTATTGGGTCATCTAGCTAGGACGGCTATGGGAATATCTGGTAAAATGACAGATACCTCTGTAGCGGTGCAGGCTAGACGTAAGAATATTAAACCATTTAAAAGTATAGTGGATAAACAGAATTACATTTACATGAATTAAACAAAGGATATGTATGGAAATAACACAAGAGAACGTAGTTAATATATTGAAGAAAGTTAAAGACATAGAGGTTGCTGATTTTAGTTACGACATTAATCTTAAGGAAGACCTTGGATTAGATAGTTTAGATTACATTTCTGCTGTATTTGAGTTAGAAAGAGCATTTAAAATTGACATTCCATATAATTTACCTCCAGCAAAAACATTAAACGAATTAACGGAGCAATTAAAGACATGCAAACAGATATAAAAACAGGCGTAGTTCCTCCTAATGGTTGGACGGTAAGTGGTAATGACTTTCATGGAATTGAGTTTAAGTCCTATGGATATGAAGAACTACAGGACATGCTAATTAAATATCGTAGCCAGAATATGCTACCGATAGGTGATCCCGCTATGGAGATTCGCAATCATATTTGTGGCAAGTATCCACAACAATGCGGTGAATCTAGGGCTGCCACACAACCAACATACCATGAAGCTCCAAAGAAGCGTTTAATAGATAAGATACAGGAGTGGTGTCATTCTATTTATTCGTCTGATCGAACACCAGTATCAGACATGGACGCAATGAATAGAGCTTCATTCTGTCATACATGCCCTATGCAGACTTCTTGGGAGGATCAATGCCCTAAGTGCGTTCAAGACGTTAAGCGTTTGACTATGATCTTACGCAACGGGAAAGACACTCCGTACGGTCAACAATGTAAGTCATGTAGGGTATATGAATTTGATACTAGAACGGCAATCTGGTTAAAGGACAATAAGAAGGAAGCCTCTGCCTTAGCTCCTGCACGTTGTTTCATAGGTAAATAATGAAAAGAATTAAATCATTTCTAATGACAATATGGGGTAGTTTTGTCCTCTGGTTCTTTGGTGATCCTGTGTTTGTGTCTGTCAACCAACGATTTAAGCGTTTTGCAATCTGTAAAATGTGTGTAAACTATAATAAAGGCAGATGTAAAGAATGTGGGTGCTTTATCCGTTTAAAGACAAAGCTCACGTTCTCTGAATGTCCAATCAACAAATGGTAATATAAAATGGAAAACGACGAGAATAAAAGAATTTTTGAGGGTGAAGATGGGCAACTAATGATTCGTAGGGCGTTGCCAGACCCGAAGTTAGGTCATACTATTTGTACTAGATTGATTGATGACAATAAGGAACGTAATAATCAGAATGCTGAGATCCTTAAGAAATACAATGGTGGTCAACCATTTAATCCTAAAGATTTGAAAGACGCAGGACAAGATTGGCGTAATAACCGAGCCACTGGATTCATGTCGAATATTGTCGTTCGTGCTTTGCCTCCTTATCTTGCTGTGTGGGAGTCTGCTAGATACCTTACAAATTCAACTTTAGCCTCTAATGATCCTGAGTCGGAACAGAAGAATATTGTTTTCCGTGAAGCTGTAACTAAAACTATTCGTAGCTGGTCTGGATGGAAGAATATCGCTTACCTTACAGTATTTGAGAATGTACTATTTGGATATACGGCTTGTGCGTTTCCAGATAAGTTTGACTGGCGACCATTAGCATGTCGTACAGATTCAGCATTTTTCCCTGATAATTGTTCACAAGATTCTTCTTATGTTCCTGTTTGGGTAATGAAACATGATTATCAAATTCATGAATTGACCGATAAGATTGTAGATCGTGAGTTAGCAGAGTCGGTTGGATGGAATTTTGAGAATTGTGTTGAGGCAATTAATGATGCACAACCAAAGAACAGAATTAGTCAGACAGGTGAAGGTGTCCGTGAATATCAAGACTTGATTCGTGAGACGACATTAGCTACTTCATACCAGCAAGGTGTAGATGTAATTGAAACGTCTCAGTTATTTATTCAAGAACCGAACAAGGCAGTAAGTCATTTCATTTATAACCACAAGAACGGTAAGATCCTTTACCAACACTTAGATAAGTTTGAGTCTATGGAGGAATGCCTAGCCCTATTCTCGGTAGAGATTGGTAATGGCAAGTTACATGGATCTAAGGGTGCTGGACGTATTCTATTTAATACCCACGTATCTGCCGAACAAGCTAGAAACCTTGTCGCTGATAATCTTTACTTGGCTGGAATGTTAATCTTAGAACAGGACGGGAATGGTTCTGATGATCCTGCATTAAATGTGGCTCATCCTGTAGCTGTTGTAAGTCAAGGATATAAACTGGCAACAAAGAAGTTTGAAGTAAATACGGAAGCGTTCTTTGCTCTTGACCGACACATGCAACAAGTTGCTGAGATGCAGGTTGGTGTATTTATGCCGACACAATTCTTAGAAGGTCAGGACGCTAACCGACCAGTAGGAAACTCAAAAATCATTGATGCTGAGGTTCAGAAGATTCGTGACTCATTACTATCTAGGCATTTAGGTCAGCAATATCGATTGATCCATATTATGCAGAAGCGTCTATGTTCCCAAGAGAACATCATGAATGCTTTATCGATCTTTAATCAAGAGCAACAAACTGGTCGAATTGTCGCAGATCCTCGTTTAGAGCAATTTAGAGCTATGTTAGGTAAGAACACCCTACCGCTTGACTCAAATAATAGCGTACAGAATCAGGAGGCTATTGATTGTATCCTAAGTATGTTACGTCAAGGGCTTGAGCCTGATGATATTTACGAGCTTTCGCTTTGTCCTCCTAATGAGGTTCTGGAAGATCCTGCAAATAACTCACAAGTTATTGACGGTATCCGTCAGATTTACATGGGACACCCTAATGTTCGTCAAACAGAGCTTATTACTCGTGACATTGCGTCTAAGGTTGGATATAATGTGGCTCAAGAACTTATTATTCCAGAGGAAGATAACACTATAACAAGTGAATCGACTCGCTTACAACTCATTGAGCTTCAGACGCTTATGACTGGAGAAAGCTTGCCTACATCCCCACGGGATAATGATAAGATTCACATGAATATCATTATTCAAAAGTCGAAACCGATCATGGAAGGACTAATGCAAGGAGGCTTTACAGAAGATACGCTCGCTGCTATCGGTAATGTCATGGCTCACTTTAACGATCACTTAAATGGAGCTAGATCAAAGGGCATGCAGGATAGCCAATTACAAGACGAGTTGGCATTCTACAATTCCAGTCAAGCTGCATTAGAAGAGGCTGCGGTCGCATTGAAACAATTACCACAATCAGGGATTCAAAACCAAGGAGTCCCTGCAATTCAACCACCTAATCAGGAGTACATGCAATGAACGCAGGAAATAGAGACGAAATTATAAGGTTTTACGCAAATCCACACGGAAAGGCTTTAATTGAATGGCTAGAAGAAGGACTTCCAGTTATTCAGAAAGATCAGAAGATGACTGCAGAAGCATTTTCTATAGCTGCTGCTGAGTATCAGGGATATTGTCGTGCAATGAAGCGTATGTTTAAGTTGGTTGAGGAGCAGAAAAAGTCCGTTGATAAAAAAGAATATATTTCTTAAAATAATCTCTTGACAATGTTCTGAGGTGTACGTTTGTAAATTAGTATCATGTTATACTAATGAATAAATAAAACCAAGGAATAACGCATGAAAGAAGAAAATGTAGGTGATTTTAATACACCTATTGCTCCAGACAATAATTCTGGATCTACACCCGATCCAGATGATATTAACGCTATTGAACAGCTAGCGAATGAAGTCGAAAACGAACAATCAACTCCAGAACCTACGCCCACAAATGACAATATTGAACCAACTCCTGAGCCTGTTGAAAGCATTAAAACCGAACCAACTCCTGAGCCAGAAATCGAGGAGAATCCCGCTCCTTCCCCCGCCTCCCCTAGCGACAATCAAGAGCCTAAAGCAATCGAAGAAGATCCTCTCGAAAAAGAGTTCCCGACCCCGAAACACTTAAGTCCAGAGAAGAAAAGTAATTGGGCTAACCTACGCCAACGTGCTTCAGTATTTGAAAAGAAGGCTCGTGAGGTAGAAAATAAATATGAGGAAGCAGTTAAAGCTTTAGCGTCATACGAGAAAGGGGCTGCACTTCCAGAACCGATCCAGAAAGAGATCGAGGAACTACGTCAGTTCCGACGAATGGCTGACATTCAATCAGATCCAGAGTTCCAAAAAGAATACGTCCAATCAATTATTACGGAAGAGGATAAGCTATTTGGTAAGTTTAAAGAACTTGGAATGTCAGACGAAGCCATTACTGAGATTATTAAGAATGGCGGTATTTTATCTAAATCACGTGATGAATGGGCTAAGATAATTCTTGGTTCTTTAAAGGGTGAGGAATATGAGTTTACACGTGAGGATATTAAAAAAAGCCTTACAAATATCTACGGTATTGCCGATAAGCGATTAAGTGTAATCCAAGACGCTGCAAAAAATTACGATCAATGGCATAACCAAAAGAAAACTCAGACCGTCGAACAAGAAAAAGTTAGCTTGTCTCAAATGCAGGAAGAAGTTCAACGGATTCAAAAAGAAATTCCTTGGGCTAATGAACCACAGAAACCTATTAATCCTACACCAGAACAAGCTAAGAATTATGATCGTCAAATGTCCGAATGGAATACGCATGTAGAGCGTTTCCAAAAAGGATTGTATTCGACCGATCCAAAAATTAAGGCTCAAACGGCTATGGCAGCTTGTGGTTATTTCAAATTGGCAGAAGATATTAAATCTTACCAATCTGAGAATGCAGCATTAAAGGCTCAAATCCAAAAACTACAATCCGTAGGAAGAACAAATACTCAACCAGTTGTTAATGCTCCTAAACCAGTAGCAAAAAAACCAGCGGTTGATTTTATGATGGACGACCAAGCGGCACTTGAACAAATGATTAACGAAATTGAAGGACGATAATATGACAATTAAAGAACAAATTACAGAGTATATTAATAAAGTTGGGGTTAGTGAATCAGCTAAACAATTCGGGACAAATAACAAGCGTATCCATGCTTGGCTTGACCCAGAGTCTCCAGTGGTTCCTGATATTGATGACGTAGAGAAGTTCCTTGAATTAAAAGGAATTAACTTTGAATCAGCTAAGAATGTTGATGGCACAGAGAATATCAAGGCGACCGAATATAAAGATCCAGCTCATCCCGATCTAGCTATTTGTATTCCTACGGCACGAACTGTATCGAGTTGGGTATTATTTTCTCATATCATTCTAGCTCGTGACTTGCCTCGTGATAAGGCATTGTATCAAGTTGAGATTGATAGCTTAATTGTTAATGCCCGTAACCGTTTGGCTGATTGGTTTGTGAATAAAACCGACGCTACATGGTCGTTATGGTTTGATGACGATATTCTATTCCCATTAGGTCGTCCTGATCTGTTCTTGAAGTTTGCTAACATTACCGAACAAGAGAATGTCCAAGACAAACTAATTCCTGAGCATATCCTTTATACACATATTGTAGACCGTCTTATGAGTCACGGTCAACCTATTGTCGGTGGGACATACTTTGGACGACATAAGAACGGGGTTCCTTTGAATGGTGAAGGTATGCGTAGCCGTGACGCTTATCAAACCATGCGTGAAGCACGAGGACACCTTATTGAAACGGATTGGACTGGTACAGGCGTTGTATTGATCCACCGAGACGTATTCAAAGCTATCCGAGATAAGTTCCCAGAGCGTCAACCTCAAGATGTTGAGTTCCCTTATTTTGATTATTTCCGTCCTCCTGTAGCGAGCGGACAAGGGGAAGATGTAACTTTCTTTCAATTAGCTGGACAAGCTGGATTTAAAACGCTAGTAGATACTGGAGCATTGTGCCTACACTTCGGAATGAATGCGTGGGGACCGCACAATACCAAGAACCAACTAGCAGGAGTCTAATGAAACATTCGATCTTTATTCGGAGTTATTCCAAGGATATGGAATGGCTGAAATATTGTTTACGTTCAATTAAAAAGAACTGGGATATGTCAGACGGGGAGGTAGTGGTATGCTTCCCTAACTCCGAATATGATCGATTGAAGGGGGAGATCCTACTTGATTTTCCTTGGGTTCGGTTGACTCATTGGAGTGATTCACATAAAGATGGATATATTGACCAGCAAGTGAATAAACTTCATGCCGATATTTTCTGCCAAGGGGAATACGTTGTTTTCCTAGATTCTGATTGTTTCTTTAACAAGAAAAGCAATTTAGATGATTACTTTAAAAGCGGTAAACCTATTTGGCTTAAGACAGATTATTCTTCGGTTGGAGACGCTATCTGCTGGAAGGAATGTACGGAGAAGTCAGTTGGTCGTCCTGTAAAGTACGAATACATGCGTAGATTACCATTTGTTGTGAAGAAAGATCATTTTGCTAAAATTCGTGAATACGTAGAATCAATCCAAAACTATCCAACTATTCAATATGTCCAGACACTAAGTAGAATTAGTGAGTTTAATTTGATGGGTGCTGTATTGGATGAATTGTGTCATGACGAATATTATTGGTGGGACACCGAACAAGATAGAGATCTCCCGAAGGTTAAGATAATTCAAAATTGGAGTCACGGTGGCTTGACCGAAGATAAGAAAAAGGAAATGGAAGAGCTTCTCAAATGAAGACAACATTCCTACAGTGGCACTTAGGATTAGGTGACGCTATCGTTTGTAATGGATTAGTAAGGGAGCTTATCAAGGATACAAATATTATTGTCCCTTGTTATTCTTGGAATAAGGTTTCATTAGAGACAATGTTTAGTGACGTATCGGAACAAGTATCAGTGGTAAAGTATTCAGATCCAAACCAAAGCGATTTCTTTGAGTCTGAATTAGGATCAAAGTCAATAAAGCTAGGTGACTATTCATCGGATACATTCGATAGGACTAAATGGGATAAAGAATTATATCGCCATGCAGGGGTAGATTTTGAATGTCGTTGGAGTTCATTTAAGATTGGAGCTAAAAAAGATTATTTCTTAATGCCTCCAGAGTACGGTGAGAAATATTGCTTGGTAATTAGCAACGGATTAATCGATGAGGCAAAGGTAGAGACGGAACTTAAAAAGATTTACTTAAAGCAAATTAGTGATAATATTTTTGATTGGATAAATATCATCGAAAAAGCAACTGAGATTCACAGTATTGACTGTGGAGCATTAAACTTAGTGAATTCTCTCGATTTAAGTTGTAAAAAGGTTTTACATCAATATGCTAGAAAAGAATACATTAACCGCCCTTCACTCAAGGGGAAATGGGTAGTACTACAATGATTAAACAAACTAAAGAAGGTATCCACGTAATTGAAGGTGACTTGTGGTTGAGTAAGTGGATTGAAGAAACAGGGAGATTAGACCATGATCGACATATTATTCCAATCATTATTAGATATATTTCAGAAGGCAATACTGTTGTTGATTGTGGGTCTTATATCGGCGACCATACTATTGCTTATGCTAGGGCTGTTGGCACTACAGGTCGTGTTATCGCTATTGACCCTAATGCGGAAGCTATTCAATGCCTAGTAAAGAACTTGGACGAGTTTAAAGATAACGTAATCGCATTTAATCGTTATGTTGGCAATAAACAGAATGATTCAGCTTTCTTTAGTCGGAATACACAAAATGTAGGTGCGAGTAAAATGCTCTTAGATGGGATTGAGAGTGGCGATAATGTTGGAGATATTATTCAGTCAATGACATTGGATTCATTGATGGGAATCATTGATCGTTGTGACTTTCTAAAGATAGACGTTGAAGGTAATGAGATATTTGCATTAGAAGGTGCGGATAACTTTATCATGAAGTTTAGACCAACGATGTTTATTGAAGTAAATCGTGGGGCATTGCAGCAACATGGATTTGATTACGAGAATGTGTTTGCAGCATTGGATTCTTTTGGTTATAAATGGACTAATATCCCTGATTGTGCAGATACGGAAGCTCAATACGATGTATTAGCAATACCTAATGAAAGGACTTAACATGGAAAAGACAGTAGTGGAATATGCCTTAGATGACGTAAAGATGGATGAGACAGATCAAATGAACTTCCTACAAGATCATGGATATGTGTCGGATAACTGCGTTTGTATCGAGGATTGCAGGGAAGATCTAGCTAGCTTGCATGACCGATCCGAAGAAATAGCACAAGAATTTGAAGAATATTTAGGGGAATGGAGTTTTTTATGGTAAAACCAATAGTATTAGCGTTGCAATTCCACAAGGGAGACGTTCAACAAGCGATAGAGCTAGGACATTTAATAGCTGACATGCAGAAGGAATGGCTGCCAGATGTAGAGTTTGTATTATACGGAGCAGAAAATCTTAAGGGAGTAGGTAAATATCCAGAGTTAAAGCAATTATGGGGTAAGTTATCTCAGAAATTTCGTACTTACCTATGGGATTGCTCTCGATTTGGTGACGGATACCCGCATGGACCGAACGATATGTGGTATCAATTAAACCTTGATTGCTTCCTCCGTAAACGTGAAGGACACATGTTTGGCGATATTTTATTTACTTTTGAATCTGATACATGCCCTACAAAAGATGGATGGATTGAGGCATTGCGATTAGAGTACGAGACTTGTAATAAAAAGGTACTAGGATTTATTTCAACTTATAATGGACAAGAAAGTGGAAAACATGTCAATGGGAATATGGTTTTACCTATAGGATTCTGTCATGAGAATAACCTTTACTCATGCCCTGCCGATGTTGCTTGGGATGCTTACCATGCCAATACCCTATTAAAAGATAGTCACCACTCAAAAGTTATCTGGAATGAGTACAAATGTACGGAAGCTAAAATGGATCAATGGTTAAATAATCCTAGCTCAATGCCTATAATCATTCATGGCTATAAGGGCGACCGACTCAGAAAATGGGTACTTGAAAAAAATAATTGAAAAAAGTATTTGACAAGCTTTTAGAGTAAACGAAATTTTTATAATAGGAGTAGTAAATATGTGGAGACTAACTCGCCACCGTTGGAACGTAATTCCTGCAATCGCTGTATAAATTGCCGTTATACATAAGTATAAACGTGATCCCTCCAGCAAGGTTCAAGACAATGTAATGTTAATGTTACATCATATTCAATGTGAATACGATGTTTCTAATGTCTAAACCTTGACACAAATAACAAATATAATTTGTGTCATAAAATGGAGTTTTAAATTTATGGGAGATTGTTTTACAGCAGCCACCGCTACCTCTATCGGAAGTCGTGACTCAAATCGTTTAATTGGCAAAGTTTCAATGGCACTCGCCAAAACTAGCCCTTTTATTAATTTACTTAAGGGAGGTTCCCTTCCTAATGTTTCCTCTACTGTTCGTGTAGCAGTTCAAGAACGTGCGGTAGTTGCAGCTTCTTTAGTTGCTCCTGCTTTCGTTGCTGATGCTTCGATGTGCGGAGTGTTTGGGGGACAAGATCAAGTCGGAACAACTGAGTATTCAATTACTCTTGGAACTTTCCGTGGTCGTGGTCCTAATGTTTGCGTTAAAGACGGACGTACAGCTTTCATGGGAAGCTATATTGCAGCTCAAGACGCAATGCAAAAAGCGATTATCCAGATCAATAACTCAGATATTAAGAGCAACTTGCTCCTTCGTTCTGGCGTTAAGTTCACGATGCGTCAAACAGGAAGCTTTGATTCGATGATTAACGGAGACGTTCAATCGATTGATACAAAGTTTGTTGGACCTTCTACAGTTCCTAATTCGATCTTGACCTTTAAAGCTCTGCAACGTCTCGTTCAGTTTGCTCGTGAGGAATTGCTTGTTGAACCATTTGAAGGTAATGACTTCAAATTAATTGGTTCTTATGAATTGGTTGAATCCCTTCGTGCTGATGCCAATGTTGTTCAAGATCTTCGTGCTCTTACCACTGGTAAGTACAAACTTGGCGAACAATCGATCACTGGTTATCAATGGGAAGGACCTTACCGTGGAGTTAGCTTCGGTATCGATCAACAACCTTTCCGTTCCAACGGATTTAACGGAGCTGGAGATTTGGTTCTTATCGAACCCGAAACTTCCGCTGCTGCAACGACTGGTGTTGCTTCCCGTAAAAATTCCGCTTGGGCACAAGCCAAGTATGAAGTTGCTTTCCTCGTCGGAAAAGACAGCTTTATGCGTTTGCTCCCTGAGAAATATGTTGGAGAAGGAACTTTCAAGTTCGCTCCTCAACTGTACGCAGGTGAATTGAGCTGGCATTATGTAATTGATTCAGACTGTAATATGTTTGGAGATTACGGATGGCACAAATATCAAATCCAACGTGCTTATCAACCTTATCGTCCTCATGCAGTTATCCCAATCTTGTATCAACGCTGTTTTGATACTCTTGGTGGTTACGCTTGTAGCTCTAGCTACACTGGAGCTTAATCTCTGGTTAGTCGGTTAGTGTGGTTCATTGGTTGCGTCCCCCTCCCTTGTAAATGTAGGGAGGGGGATTGCTGAAGGAAGATAAAAGAAGAGGATTTTAATGAGTCAAGTTTTAACGAAAATACCTAAAGATACAACGCTAAGTGGGTTTGCTCATTTTTCTAGCGGTACGGCTTCCACTATTA